GCATACAACAAATACAAAGACTACAAAGAAAAAATTATGGATAACTACAAAGACAACATAAAAACTACATTCAATGTTGCAGTGGGAAAGTCCAAAAATAAAGGGTTATATAATGATTACTACAATGACTACAAAATATATAAATAAATATATATAACAAGGGTAATAGAGGGATATATACCCCTGCACACGGACATGTACATACGCGTGCGTACGCAGGCGCGCGATTGTAACTCAATTCGTGTTATATGTCAATACCAAAATGCAAATAATTTGAGAAGGAAAAGAAGGAATACGGGATGAGTGAGAGAGAGTTGGAAAAGATGTTTCGTCTGGCGGTAAAAGCGGCGGGCGGCTGTGCATACAAGTTTGTTTCACCGGGGATGAGCGGTGTGCCGGATCGACTGGTGGTGCTTCCGGATAACTGTATTGGTTTTGTGGAGCTAAAGGCACCGGGAAAGAAGTCGAGACCGGAACAGTGTTATCAGCAGCGCAGATTGGAGAACATGGGATGCTACGTCGCAGTACTGGATGATCCGGATAGGATAGGGCAGATCATACAGGAGATCCGGGAATACGGCATAGCGGACGAGGATATTTTAAGGACTATCCGGAAGGCAGGTGGGATAGTATGAAATTTGAACCACACGATTATCAGCGTTACTGCATTATGAGGGGAATCCAGCAGCCGGAGCTGATGTTATTTCTGGATATGGGGCTTGGGAAAACCGTTGTGACACTGACTATCATAAATGATTTGAAGTATAACCGGTTCCTGATCCGGAAATGCCTGGTGATAGCACCAAAGAAAGTTGCCGAAGATACCTGGACCAGAGAGCAGTCAAAATGGGATCATCTGCATCTGTTAAAGGTTGTACCGGTACTGGGAAATCAGAAAAAGAGAATCAAGGCACTCAATTCTCCCGGGGATATTTATGTGACGAATCGTGAAAATGTACCGTGGCTTGTGGAGTATTACCAGAACGACTGGCCATTTGACTGTGTTGTGATCGATGAGATGAGCAGCTTTAAGAGTCATCAGGCAAAACGGTTTAAGGCATTAAAAGCGATCCGGTCCCATATCAACAGGATCATCGGTCTTACCGGAACACCCGCACCGAACGGACTGATGGATCTATGGGCACAGATCTATCTTCTGGACGGGGGAAAACGGTTAGGGAGAACAATTACAGAATACAGAAATGATTATTTTATGCCGGCATCCCGGAATGCTACAACGATATTTTCCTATGCACCCCTTCCGGGAGCAGAGGAGATCATCAGAGAGCGGATCAGGGATATCTGCATCAGCCTGCAGGCAAAGGATTATCTGAAACTTCCGGAAAAGATCATGAATACCAGATACATAAAACTGGACGATAAAGCGCAGAAAGCCTATAACGTCCTGGAAAAGCAAAGGATACTTGAAATGCAGGATGAGGTCATTGATGCAGGAAGTGCCGGAATACTTGCCGGGAAATTGTTACAGCTTGCAAATGGAGCGGTTTATGTCAATACTGATCCGGAAAATCCAAAGCAGCGTGAAGTTGTAGAAGTGCACGATAATAAGCTGGAGGCATTTTTAGAAATTGTGGAGGCAGAGGCGGGAAAACATATGTTAGTGTTTTATAATTTTCAGCACGATCTTACACGAATCCGGCGTGTACTTGATAAAAAATGCAGAACACTGCGGGTAAGGGAATTGAAGAACAACGATGATATCGCAGACTGGAATTCCGGAAAAATAGATATCCTTTTAGCACACCCGGCAAGCACGGCATATGGGTTGAATCTTCAGGACGGCGGGAATGTGGTTGTATGGTTTGGACTCAATTGGAGCCTGGAACTATATCAGCAGGCGAATGCAAGGCTTTACCGTCAGGGACAGAAGCTTCCGGTGTATATACATCATCTGGTCGTAGCAGGAAGTGTGGATGAAGATGTTATGGCAGCATTAGAGCAAAAGGATGACTGTCAGAACGCATTGTTAGAATCTTTAAAGGCACGAGTTGAGAGGTACAAAGAGGCAAGACAGGAGGTATAAAAAGTATGTTTGATTTCAACAATCCGGAAATGGTAACCAGTAAATTAAAAGAGTTAAGAGAAAGAAATATTTCGCATATGTCATATGCAAAATTATGCGAGTTACAGGGAGATTATGACGCCACAAAAGAAGAACAGGGTGCAATTGATAAATATTTCAAAGACTTTTGCGAAAAGGGCTATAACGATGACAAAGACATATTCAGTGACGAAAAGTGTTATTTCCATTGGGGACTTAGACACGGAAATATGGTTACAAATGACAATGGCATGGATAGAAGGTATTATCACTATCTTACCATTCGTGGAGAAAAAAGAAGAATTGAAATGTTATTGCAGTACCATCCCGATGTATATGAAATTGATGGATAGTGATGTGAAATGGAAAGTTCCGGCTTGTATAATCTTTATATTTTAGAGTAAACGAGAAAGAGAGGAAATGCAAATTATGAGAAAGAAACTTATAACAGCCATCATAACAGCAGCACTCCTGATTGCCGGATGCAGTGATACAGCAAATGTCAGCGAGGGACAGGATAGGATGATGGAAAAGGTAGAAGATGAATGGGGATATGCCATTTATGTAGACAAAGACACCAATGTTATGTACATAAAAGGATCCGGAGACGGAGGAACTTTTACAGTCATGCTTAACGCAGATGGTACACCGAAGATCTGGCAGGGAGAGACTAAGTGAATGGCTTATATTTAGATATTAAGAACCAAGCGGTTTCGTTTATGGAATAGAATAAATAAATGGTTTTACATATACCGTAATCCTCAATTTTACATTCAAAATGTACGCCACTGGTGTTCTTATTTAATTTTACATATGACAAAATCTTATATTCCATGTCGCCAATTCTGACATAAAGAGGGTACAATTTACCATCTTTTGAGAATGAAGCGATTACGGGGATCGATTTTCTTAAATCAAAGATTGAAGATGCAGACATAAGCAAATTCCTTTCATGTTTGTTTTATTATACAAACACATGTTCTGAATGCCAAAAGGAAATAATTGTTAAAAATGTAGTACATTGATAATTGAATAGTGACAGTTGGAGTGGTATGATTACCAATATAAACAATAAAGAGAAAGGGGAAATTTGAATGGAAAAGCAGGTTGCAGTTTTGATAGATGGAGATAATATATCATCGAAGTATGCAGAGTATATCATACGAGAGGCTTCTCAATATGGAAATATAAAAATATGTAGATTATACGGTTCTATAAATTGCCCAAATGTAAGATCGTGGTATAAGAAGATGCCTGGGCAAGGAATAATGCCTATGTTGCAAATTAGCTATGCAGATGGAAAGAGCATTGCGGATCAAGCTTTAACCATAGATGCTATGGACATTGTTTATAGAGAACTAGTTGATGTATTTTGTATAGTATCTAGTGATAGTGATTTTACTAAACTTGTATACAGATTGAAAGAAACGGGTAATTCAGTAATAGGTATTGGTGAGCAAAAAACAAAAGAATCTCTGGCAAAAGCTTGCGACGAGTTTAAAATACTTGATTTGATATATAAAAAAGAAACTGAAGACGGTAATACGCCAGTAGAGATAGAGTGTATTGATGAATCTACAGAGGCTAATATAGCAGAAGAGGACATGTCTCCAGAAATAATAGCGGAATCAGAGATCAGTATTCCAACAGAGGAAGAGGTAATTAAGAAAATAGTACATTTGTTAGATGTAAACTTTGCAGATGAGTTAAAAACGCATTTATCTAAAATCGGTGTCCTTTTGTCTAAAGAATGGCCTGGTTTTGATGCGAGAAACTATGGATACAGGAATATGCGACAGTTATTAAATAACCATTCGGATATTGTAAAAATTGAAGATGAAAAAGCTCCAGATGGGATTCATAACATTACTTATATTATGAAAAAATAGTTTATATACTAATCGTCGATACTCGACGGTCAGAACTTTTTTTCTGTTCATTATTCAATAGTTATGTTATAATAAACACATGTGAAATAGTGCCTAAGAGCCAAATATTAATCATTAACTTGATTGGTATTTGGCTCTTTTGTTTTGCCTAAAGAGAGGAAGTGATCAGTTGGCAGCAAAGAAAAATCCATTAGCAGATAAAGCAAATGAACTGTATAAGAGTGGTATGAAGTTGGTAGATATTGCTGACCAACTGGGAAAGCCAGAGGGGACGATCCGCAGATGGAAAAGTACGTATGGTTGGGATGGCGAACGTTCGGGATGCAAAGCGAATAAAAGCGAACGTTCGGTTACGAAACGAACAGAGAAAAAGATACCAGTTGATGATGGTACGAAAGAGACACTGCAGAATGATGATCTCACACCGGAACAGCAGATGTTTTGTATATATTACAGTCGAACTTTTAATGCGGCGCAGAGCTATCAGAAAGTTTATGGGTGCAAGTATGAAAGTGCAATGGTGCGTGGAAGTGAATTGTTAAGAAATGTTAAGGTACGAAAAGAAATCGAGCGTCTTAAAGAAATCAAGCGTCAGCAAATTGTAACAGGAACAGAGGACATTGTGGAAATTCAGATGCGGATTGCATTTGGTGACATTGGAAATTATCTCTCATTTGGCAGAGAAAAAGTTGATGTTATGAGTGCGTTCGGACCGGTAAAAGATTCAAAGACTGGAGAGAATCTGAAAAAAGAGGTCAATTCTATAAAACTGAATGAGTCCTGTAATGTTGATACGCAGATTATTCAGGAAGTGAAGCAGGGAAAAGACGGGGTATCATTGAAACTTGCGGATAAGCAAAAGGCTTACGATTGGCTTTCAAGGTACTTTCTCATGCATCCGGACGATAAGTACAAGGCTGAATTTGATAAAAAACGAGCCGAGGTCAAAGATGATTCGGCAGCACAGATCCTTGCAAACATGCAGACCATAGCGGATATCCTGAAAAAGCCGGAGCAGAACCGGAGCATAGCAGATTTCGAAAGGAATGGAGATCATGAACAAACCAGCACCGCTGAGTAAAAGACAATATGATTATTTTCTTCGGAGCTTCGATAGCTGGTTCAATGTGGCAGAGGGTGGCAAGCGAGGCGGAAAGAACGTTCTTGCAACGTTGATATTCTGCACAATGCTTGAGACACATAAGAATAAGATCCATTTGGTTGCCGGAGTATCCAGTGCCACTGCAAAACTTAATATTCTGGATTGTGACGGATATGGACTGCTTAATTATTTCGAGGGCAGATGCCGTGAGGGAAAATATAAGGACCGCGATTGTGTGTATGTACAGACCAAGACCGGCGAAAAGATCGTACTGGTGTCCGGCGGCGGTAAAGATGGAGATGAAAAGCTCATTAAAGGTAATACCTATGGCATGGCATATGTTACAGAGGCGAACGAGTGCCACCCGAAGTTTTTAAAAGAGGTATTTGACCGTACATTGTCTAGTACGGACCGAAAAATCTTCCACGATTTGAACCCGAAAGAGGAAGAACACTGGTACTACACGGATATCCTTAAATTCCACGAGGAACAGCAGGAAAAGAACCCAAAGTATGGTTATAATTACGGGCATTTTACTTTGGTCGATAATATGAGCCTGTCAGACGAGAAGATTCGAACAATCCTTGGAACCTACCAAAAGGACAGCGTATGGTATAAGCGGGATATCCGGGGAGACAGAGCAGTGGCAGAGGGAATCATATTTCGAAAGTTCGCAGAGAACAACGAACCGTATTTATGTGATGATTCGGATGTATTGAATTATGATGGCGGTCATAGGTTAAATCCGAGACCGAGCAAAGTTGTAATCGGCATGGATTTTGGCGGTAATGGATCTATGACAACAATGGTGTGTGCATTGTATTTTCGGAATTATCATCTGATCTTTGCAGTTGAGGAAGATTATCTGGAACTGTCGGCGGATATTGATGCGGATCAGATTTGCGAGAAGTTTATAGAATTTTACCGGATGTGTATTGAAAAATATGAGCGCGTGGATTGGGTTTTCCCTGATTCCGCCAGTACGACAATGATAAACTCTATCCGGAGCGCTGCTAGAAAAGCTGGACTTCCATATGCTAACATAGCCGGATGCCGGAAGAATGAGATATCCGAGAGACCACGGACTGTAGATCTGCTTTTTAATACAGGCAGATTGAAGATACACAGACGATGCGTAAAACTAAGAAAGGCTATAGGATCGTTGAAATGGGATGAGAAGAAACCAAACATCCCGGAAGATAAAAATATAGGCAACTGTAACGACTGGTGGGACGCATTTTGCTACACCATGCTTGATTTTATTGAATATATCGATTTAGACAAATAGGAGGAAAACGATGGAAGGTTGTGTTTTGGCGAAATTAAGTCAGTTAAAATATAATGTAAATACCACGCCATATGGATATATAAATATCTGTAATGCATGGTATAAAAATGAAATTATAGACGATTTTCACAGGAGGACATCTATACAGGGGGATGAATACGAAATTGAACGTATGAATTTTGCTAAAAGAGGATGTGCAGATGATGCAAACTTATGTGAGATCATCCAGATCAATGTAGGTGATAATGTTCAGACGGATGCAGTCAATCAGATTTTAAAGAATAACAGATTCGATGTGATGTACCGGAAACAGTTAGAACGCATGAGTGCCACCGGAACCGTGGCGGCTTATATACGTCTTATGGGAGCTACATATCTTGATAATGGTAAAGTTACTGGTGGAGAAATTAAGGTGTGCTATTGTTATGCAGAAAATTATATTCCGTTAAAAGTTGAAAATGATGAGGTGTTAGAGGCATGTTTTGCCGGAACAGACTATGCCAATGGAAAGAAACAGACAACAATGGTGCTGTTTACAAGACCAGATGGAAAGAATTATAAGGCAGATACATATGTGTTTGATGATGCCGGAAAAGAAATTGCGGCATACTGGATCAACCTTGGAGATGTGAAGCCGTTTGCTATTATGAGAGTCGCAGAGGTCAATAATCTTGATAATATGCAGGGATTTGGTTTACCTAAGATTCTTGGAGCAATCCCAACGCTGAAAAAGATAGACCTCTGCAATATGATCCTGACAGGGGATTTGGAAAAAGGCGAGAAGCTCGTGTTGACAAATGAGGCACTTATACAGCTTGATCCTGAGACTGGGAGACCGAAGCGAAGAACGAAACTCATGAAAAGATTGTTTGTATTCTTGGGAGAACATTTACCGGAACAAAAAAGCATTATTCAGGAATACAATCCGACTATTCGAGTGGAAGATATCACAAAGTCTTATGAACTATGTTTATCACTCTTTTCCATGACATTTGGTTTTGGATCAAAGAAATATACATTTGAGCAGGGACAGATCCAGACAGCCACGCAGTATATCGGAGAGCGTCAGGATGCAATGCAGGAATTGAATAAGCAGCGCAAAGAGGCGGTGGATTATATTGCAGGTATTGTAAAAGCAATTATGTGGTTCTCTAATACTTTTAGTAACACATCATATAACCTTGATGATGAAGTGTGCATTGACTTTGATGATTCCTATATTGAGGATAAGACAACAAAACTTGCCAATATGAGGGCAGATGCACAGTCATTTTCTGATATTCCAGAATTTATGATCCGTTATATCATGATGAGTTTGAATCTCGACAGGAAAGAGGCTGAAAAACTTTTGGCTGCAAAAGAACAGGAACCGGATCCAGAAGAGGAAGACTAGGAGGTACATAATGCTGACAGAAAAACAATTAGAAATGTTCGGTGATCGTGGTGCTGCAGTTTTTCAGTCAGCAGAGCAGGATATCATTGCTGATATTGCGCGGAGAGTAAAAAAGACCGGGCGTTTTACTGAGACAGCAGAGTTGCAGGCACAAGCACTACGAGCTGCAGGTGTGAGTACACAGGAAATCCGCAAAGAGGTTATGAAAATCCTTAATGCGGATGATGAATATAAAAAATATGTGGCGAATAACACAAAACAGTACAAAAGAGATGTTATTCATGCAATACGACAAATGGAAAAAGATGCTGCGGCAGAAGGAAATCAAATTATAGCAGATGCGGGAGATATGGCATTTAATAAAGACTTGTCGGCATGGCATCGGGCAGGTGTTGATCTTACAAAAGATGATGGCATAGTGAAAATAATGAAAGAAATGAGTCTTTCCACCAACGGAACGTTTAAGAACCTGACGAAAACAATGGGATTTAAAGGTGCTTATGATTTTATATCAGTTCAGAATGCATATATTAAATATCTTGATAAGGCTGTAATGAAGATGTCAACAGGCGCATATTCGTTTGATGCCGCAGTCAATGATGCAGTTCGTGAAATGGCACAGAGTGGACTTCGGTCGGTGGATTATGCCAGCGGCAGAACATATCAGCTTGATACTGCAGCAAGAATGTGCGTAAGAACATCATGCCATCAATTATCTGCAAAGATTACAGAAAGAAATTGCGATATTACAGGCACGGATCTGGTTGAGGTCTCCGCTCACTGGGGAGCACGACCGGAGCATGCAGAATGGCAGGGAAAAATTTATTCGAGAAGTGGACGCAATAAAAATTATCCGCCGTTCTCTGAAACACAGTACGGAGCAGTAAATGGATTATGCGGTGTGAACTGCCGGCATACTTTTTATCCGTTTTTTGAGGGAATCAGTGAACCTACAAAATGGGATAAAGAGCCGGAACCCAAGGAATACAACGGAAGAACATATAAATATTATGATATGATGCAGAAACAAAGACAGATGGAAAGGGGAATTAGGGCAACCAAACGGGAGATTGAAGCACAAAAGGCTATTGGAGGGAATCCGGATACATTAGAGACACAGAAAAGAAAGCAGGTTGCAGAGTATCATAGATTTTCAAAAGAGATGGGGATTAGACCAAAGGATAACAGGCTGAGAGTGGTAAAAGGCAGTGGTGATTTAACTAGAACACGGACATATAAAGAGACCAAAAGAGGGCAAGAGCTAAAAAGCGGTGCACTTACTATGAAAAATGATCCTCTTGGTCGTAAACGTGAGGCGCATGCAAAAAGATATTATGCAGAGATTACTAACAGAAAACCATATATTGTTATTAATAAAATAGCAAAAAACGGTAATATCTCTAAAAAAAGTGCAGAAAACATATATAATCATGTATTTATAGAAAGGCATAAATTCATTGATGGGAGTACGCATATGTTTGATCCTGATTATGATATGGCAGAGTCGTTTAGAAGAATTTTGGACGGAAAAGATATAAAACCTCACGATATAGTACTGCTCAAGCACGAAAATCTTGAATTAAACCTTATGAAGAAGTATAATTTAGTATATGAGGATGCGCATGATATAACAATAAGGAAGTATGATTATCAAAAGGCATTGGATGAATTTTTAAAGGAGGTAGAACAATAATTATGCTTACGTTAAAATTAAAAGATGAAAAAGAAAATAGCATGGTATTTAACTACTATCCGGAAGATGGAAAGGTGTTTGGAACGTTGAATTTGGATAAGAAAACTGGTGATATCCAGATTATAAGTGTGCCAGAAAATGATCCACATTATAGATATTTACAACATGCTGTATCGAAAATAGATGAATATTTCAGTTCTGGCAAATATGAAAATAGTGTAACAGTGGCATGGTATTAAAAAGAAGAATTTATGCGGATAAATTTTGACTAGAAATTGCCACCGCAGAAATGCAGTGGTTTTTCTTTAGAAACAATCATAAGTATTTATTATATTATTGACTGCAATATAATAAAATGTTATATTTATATAGGGGGAAATATATGCAAACAAGACATTATTGGTATAGATGTCCGGAGTGTGGAAAAAAGATGCTGTATCTCAGATCTGATACAGTGATTCAAAACTTTCCTGGGTATTGCAAATTATGTAAAAGAAAATTTATATTGACGATTGAACCAACAAAAGAGCCTGTGAGCCAATTAGTAGAATCTTAAATGATCTGACTGATTGGCTCATTTTTTATTACAGCAAAGGTGCAGTGGTGCATAGCAGGGGTTTTGCCTCCTTTCACGTATGTTTGTTTTTACCCTGTGACGGTTCAATCCCGTCTTTGCTGGTTATCTGAGGATGATTTTTCCTCGTGAAATAATTAATCGTAAAAGGAGATAAATGAGAATGAAGAGAGAAGAACTGGAAGCATTAGGAATGACAAAGGAACAGATCGACGGTACGTTAGACATGTATCATAAGGAACATGATCCGGTACAGAAAGAGCTTGATACCGTAAAAGCTGATTTGACTGCGGCACAGGAAAATGTTGAGACTCATAAGAAAACCATTGTGGAGTTGAAAAAAGATCTGGAAGAATTTAAGGATGCGGATGTGTCTGGGATGAAACAGAAAATCGAAGATCTTGAGAAAAACATCAGAGAAAAAGATGCTGATTATCAGAAACAGATTGCTGACAGGGATTTTAATGACATTCTTAAAGAAAGCATTACTGCCGCGCATGGCAAGAATGCAAAGGCTATCACTGCGCTTTTGGATGTTGATACCTTGAAAGCATCTAAAAATCAGAAGGAAGATATTATGGCGGCTATTAAAGGACTTTCCGAGGCAGAAGATAGCAAGATGCTTTTTGGAGAAGCAGAGCCGAACCCAACAGGAACAGGAGATCCCATCGGTGATGTGGGCGGGAAAGGTGTAACAGCTGAGCAGAAAGAAGATGCTGACTGCCGTGCCGCTATGGGATTGCCACCATTAGGAAATGAAGGAGGAGATAAATAATGCCAAATACAATCACGTTACCAAAAAATTATGCAGCGAATCTGGATGAAGTATATAAGCTTGCATCTGTTACCTCAGATTTAACCTGTGATCCTAAAATGGTTAAAGCCGGGGCAAATGTAGGGGAAATCCTTTACCCACAGCTTACAGTAACCGGTTTAGGCGATTATGACAGAAATGCAGGATATACAACAGGAGCTGTTGATCTGAAATGGAAAACATCATCTTGTAATTATGACAGGGGAACAAAGATCAGTGTAGATGTAATGGATGATCAGGAATCTGAAAAGATTGCTTTTTCAATGGCAGGTGCCGAGCTTATGAGAACTAAAGTTGCTCCGGAAGGAGATGCTTTTACATTTGCAACTCTTGCTGCGGTTGATGGAATTTCCAAGGTTGAAACAATAACCTTTAAGGATGCAGTAGAGTTTCTGGAAGCTTTAATTACGGCTAAGAATACCATGGATGAGGATGAAGTTCCGGAAGAGGGAAGAATTTTATATGCTACGCCGACGCTTATGAATGGTGTGATGGCTCTTGATACTACGAAATCAAGAGAAATTCTTAACTGTTTTGCAATCAAGAAGAAAGTACCGCAGAGCAGATTCTATACGGCTATCGATTTGTTAAGCGGCAAAGATGGAGAAGATGCGGGACATTACAAAAAGAACGCAGACGCAAAGGATATTAACTTTATGATCGTGCACAAACCTGCAGTTATGAAGTATGACAAACATGTTGCCAATAATGTCATTCCTGCAAGCATGAATGCAGACGCAGATGCAGATATCTTAAAGTATCGTAAATACGGTCTGGTAGATGTATATCAGAACAAAAGAGCCGGAATTTATATGTGTACGAAATAGGAGGGCACTATGAGAACAGTAGGACTCGGAGCAGAGAAGAAAGAATTAGAGAATGTGGAGGAACTGAAAAAGACAATTAAGTCTTTAAAGGCATCCAATACGAAACTTAAAGCGAGGATCGATGTGCTGGAAGCAGCAACTGAGACGGATGCTCAGTCAGAAAATAAAGTTGAATCTGATGCCGCGAAAGGAAAAGAGTAGCGAAAGGAGGGAGCTGTAAATGGCAAAAATCATCGATTGGGAGTATTACAGCTCCCATTTTCCAAATATTGTACCGGAAAAACAGTTTGAATCCGTTGAAGCACAGGCTGAGATTGAATATAACAAGGTCGTAAAACCATACATGGAAATTCCGGAGTCAAGACAGAAAGATACGATCTTTCAGTTATGTAACTTCCTATGGTCAAATCAGACAACTCTTGCTGGGCATAGTGTAACTTCTGTTAATAACAATGGATATTCAGAATCCTATGCTTTGCAGAGCACTGCACAGGCACAGGAGGCAATGGAAGAATTGATCTATAAAGGCATTGGAACCAGATTGGCAGGTGCATTTTAATGAATGATAAAACAATCACAGTATACAATGCACATAAAAATGCAGATAAAACAGAGACATGGAGCCGTACAGTAATCCGTGGGTGTGAGTATAAATATTCATCAGAAAGAACAGTGTCGAGTTCAGGATCCATTATTTTTACACAGCTTTTAACTGTAATTATTCCAATTGAGTCTGACACGGGAGGAAAAGAGTACATTGACGGCACAGCTTACGCAGATCTTCCAGATGGTGAGATGGAAAGATATTTTACATTTGCACCGGCAGGAAATCATGATGTGATCGTGGCAGGGGAATGCAGTAAAGAGATTACAAAGGATTATAAAATTACGGATTTGCGGAAAGACTTTCAGAAGTCCGGAACTATTGCATCTTTATCAGATAACACAGAAGGTGCATTGCTTAAACACTGGAAGGTGGTATGTAAATAATGGGTTCATTTACTTTTTCTTTGGAATCAGCAGAAATCGATGGTAGAAATGTGATTGAAAAACATGGTCTTGCTGCCGGAGGAAAGGTGCAACAGATTATCGACAGCGAATGTTTAAGGTTAATGGATCCGTACGTTCCCCTTGATACCGGAGCACTTCGGGACAATGGAATTATAAATACAAAAATTGGGAGTGGAAGCATTATATATAATCTTCCGTATGCACGAAAACAGTATTACATTCCGATGAGCCATGAAGGAAAGAGAACGGATTATTGGTTTGAACATATGAAAAATGAAGGTGGAAAAGAGAAAATCTTAAAAGCAGCAGAAAGGGCGGCGGGTATCAGATGACAGTAAGTGAATGTTTGAAAGAATGGCTCGGAGATTATGACAATATGGATATCAGTGAGCTGCTGACAGATTTTATCGATGCGCCGGAAGGATGCCTGGCACTTTTTAAGAGTCCATCGAGAGAAGAGAAAACGTTTCTCGATGGCAGTAAGGAAATCACGGAATATTATAATTTTTTTGCAAGAAGTTCCACGCAGTTAGAAGAGAAACGTGTGGAAAATCAGCAGATGATGGATGATCTGACAGAATGGATCACAGAGAAAGCATTTTATGAAGATTATCCGGATCTGTCGAAAGCTGGCAGCCTCATCTGCGAAAATGTAGAAGTAAGTGATGCAGCTTCGATCACATCACGGGAGGATGATAACGCTATATATCAATTAACATTGGCAATTCAGTATTTGAAAGAGAGGTAGATCGCATGTCAGAATTAGATAATGAAACAACACCAACTTTAAAGCAGACACAGACTTTATCGATGGTCAAGAAACATAAGATAGGTTTATTCCTGCATGATGGAACGAAGTATCAGCGTGTAAAGAAATCGCAGACACTGACGATTTCCATGAATCCTACGGAAACAGAGTATGATTATATTGCGGATGAAATGCCTACAACAGAGGTTGATTCCTATAAGCCATCCATTGATCAGGATTTGACCATGTACAAAGGATCAGATGATTATGAAATGGTTTTTCCGTATTTTTATGAGCGAAGAACCGGATCAGATGCACATGCAAAATGTTTAGTGGTATTTATGCATGAACCAGCAACAGGTGGCGGTTACAAGGCATGGGAGACAGAATCTGTTATTTCGGTGCAGGACTTAAATGCAGTAGATAAGAAACTCAACTTTAAAGTGCTTTTTGGAGGAACGATTACAAATGGAAAAGTAACAATGGATGCCGGCGAACCGACATTTACGGCTGATTCAGAATAGGGGGAAAAGAATGGAGTACACAGTAGAACTTAATGGCAAAGAATATTCACTTCCGACATTTAAAAAGTCTGTAAGGAAAGAAATTGAAAGAGTTACGGCAGGGAATGAGAGCAAAAAAGAATCTGATAAAAAATCACTGGATATGTACCTCCTTGTGAAGAAATTAATCGGAGACGAAGCCGCTCTTGAAGTGTTTGAAACAGACGACATGGAGGAAATCGACTTAAATCTTATTACAATTGCTTTCATCCGGATTTGTGCAGCTTATGATAAACCGGTCAATGAGTCGGCGAAAGTTGATCCGTTCAGTGGAATGAATGACGAAAGCAAACGATTGATCATGGGCGTGGTTGATAACGCATCTGCGTTACAGAATATGCTGGACGCACCAAAAGCAAAAGCATCTGCATTTGCAAGAGGAGTAAATTAATGCTTGACCTGACACAGAAATCTCTACCAAATACCATCTCGGTGGGTGGTAGGGATTTTTCTATTAATACAGATTTCCGGATCTGGATAAAATTTGCAGTGGAGTACCGGGAATGGACTCTTGACGGCGGCAAGATACCGTTGGATATAAGATATCTCTTTAAAAACAACATACCTGTATTTACAGATATAAATGATTATATTGGAATATTGCAATTTGCATTTCCGCAAAATGTAGTGCCGCACTCTGATAATTCTTCTGGGAATGATGTGCTATTTTACCAGTACGACGGAGATTATATCTATTCAGCTTTTATGCAGGCATATGGCATCGATTTATTAGAAGCGGATCTGCATTGGCATAAATTTCTTGCGTTAATGAATGGATTGCCGGATTGTACAAGGCTGTCCGCAATTATGGGATACAGATCATATACTGGAGAAAAAAGCAAAGATGAGTCTACGATCTATCGAAATTTAAAAGAAGCGTGGATGCCTCCATATGAAGAAACGGAAGAAGAGAAAAAAGCTGAGGAAGAGTTTGAATCATATTTTGGTTGATTAATAATTAAGCGTTGGAGCCAGAGAGCCAGTACCATAGGAGGGAGCTGGTAATTTGGCTGATGGTAAGCTGGTATTTGACACAAAATTGAATACAGACGGAATAAAAAACGGATTGTCCAATGTTGGAAGCGTGGCATCTAAGGCATTAGGACTGACAACAAAAGCGGTCGGATCAGTATCAGCAGGACTTTCGGCAGGCGCAATTGCATCTGTAAAATTTGGAAGTAACTTTGAAGCTGCCATGAGCGGTGTTGCTGCCACAATGGGAATGACCTCTGCAGAAATAAATAGTGGCAGTGCTGATTATGAAAGGTTAGAGCAGGCGGCAAAAGATGCAGGTGCAACAACAAAATTTTCTGCTTCACAGGCAGCGGAAGCTTTAAATTATATGGCTCTTGCCGGATATGATGTAGATGAATCCATTGCTACATTACCTACCGTTTTAAATCTTGCAGCGGCTGGTGGAATGGATTTGGCAACAGCTTCCGACATGGTTACTGACAGCATGAGTGCACTGGGGGATATGGCTGGAACAGCAGATAGTTTTGTTGATAAAATGGCTAAGACATCCCAAAAGAGCAATACCAGTGTCGCACAGCTTGGAGAAGCTATCCTTACAGTTGGTGGAACAGCAAAAAGCATGGCAGGCGGTGTTGATGAGATGAACACTGTTCTTGGTATTCTGGCTGATAATGGAATTAAAGGTGCCGAGGGTGGAACAGCTCTGAGGAATATGATTTTAAGTCTGTCTGCACCGACTGATACTGCATCAGCCAAAATGGAAGAACTTGGTCTGTCTGTATTTGATGCAGAGGGTAAGATGCGCCCGATGAATGATATTTTCAATGATCTGAACGGGATTCTTTCCACGATGACAGAGGGCGAGCAGACTCAGGTACTTAATACAATTTTTAATAAAGTAGATCTTAAGAGTGTAAACGCTCTTCTGGCAAACAGTGGGGAACGCTTTGACGAATTAAGCGGTTATATTGCAGACTGTGACGGTGCTGCTGCGAATATGGCAGACACCATGAATAATAATCTGCAAGGAAGCGTGACAATTTTACAATCAGCTCTGGAAGGACTGGGAATAGCAGTTTATGAGCAGATGGAAGAACCGTTAAAAGAAGCAGTAAAAGTCGGAAACGGATACATAGATGAGTTATCCGCTGCACTTAAGGAAAACGGACCAGATGGACTGGTTGCTGCACTTGGACAGATTCTTGCTGATATCGCACTGCGCGCGGCTGAGTTTGCTCCTCAGTTAATCGAGCTGGCGGTGCAGCTGATAAAAGAACTGGCACAGGGAATTATTGATAATCTGCCAGAACTAATTGAGGCAGCCGGAAAGATAGCTGATGCGATTCTTGATGGGATTGGGGATCTGTGCCCGGCATTGGACCCGATAATAGATGCGATAAAAACACTTGCAGATAATATGGATACTTTAACTCCAATAGTTGTATCTCTCACGGCAGCATTTGTTGCGTGGAAAGTGGCTATTTCTATTGTAGAGTTAATTAATAGTGTTAAAGCTGCAACGGAAGGATTGACCCTTGCAGAAAAAGCGACTGAATTGGCGCAGAAGCTATTAAATGCAACGATGCTTGCAAATCCATTTGTCTTGATTGTAACACTGATAGCTGGACTTGTTGCAGCGTTTATTTATTTTTGGAATACCAGCGAATCGTTTCGACAGTTTTGGATTGATCTGTGGGAGAACATAAAGACTTTCTGTTCTGATGCAATTAATGCCATTATTTCATTCTTTACAGAGTCTATACCGAATGGAATAGAATCCTTAAAAAAATCATTTGCTCAATGGCGCGATGATATGCGGGAACATCTGGAACTTGTAAAGATGGAATGGACGGAGAAAATTCAGGAAACGATAGATGCTGTTGTGACTTTTTTTTCTGAACTTCCAGAAAAAATAGCATATTGGCTGGGATTTTGTATAGGAAAGATCATTAAATTTGGAATTGATATTGTGAACTGGGCGATAACCGAAATGCCGAAGTTTGTTGAAAGCGTTATGAAGTTTTTTGCTGAGCTTCCTATAAAATCATGGATTTGGTTATTAAGCACCATTTCTAAAGTTGCGAATTTTGGATCAAATTTGATTGAAAAAGGAAAACACGCAGGTCATAATTTTGTCGAATCACTAATCAATTTCATAAAAACAACACCCAACAAGATTCTTATGTGGCTTTTAAAGACCATTGATAATGTAATGCAGTTCAAAGAAAATCTGGTCAAAAAAGCAATGGAAGCCGGTAAGGGATTTGTTGATAAAATTACTGAAGGATTAAAAGGCTTACCGGACCAGATGCGGACGATTGGAAAAAATATTGTAGATGGTATCTGGAAAGGAATCAGTGGAGGATGGAAATGGTTAGTTGATCAAGTAAAAGGTTTGGCAAACAGCTTATTTCAAGGCGCAAAGGATGCATTGGATATTCACTCGCCATCTAAAAAATTTAAATGGATTGGAGAAATGTGCGTTGCTGGTATAGATGAGCCATTAGAAGATTACAACCCATATGACACATTAAACAAGAGCATGAAAATGAATGCGGGAATAATGACGATTAATCATAAATATTCGGCAAGTGGAATAGGCAGTGCAACCCGCACAGATTACACAGGGATGGCAGATGCTTTTGTATATGCACTTGGCAGAGCGGGATTGACCGTAAAAATTAACAACAGGGATTTCGGACGTGTAATCAGGGAGGTTGTAAACTGATGGAGATATATTATAAAAACAGCTCAGGGAAAATTATATATTTAGATCGCGAGCCGTATAAGATGCTTTCGTCAACAAATTTGTTTGATTATGCCTGGGACTATTCTTCGCAGGGGTCGAGTAGTCCAAGAATCTCTCAGGCGCAGAAAAATATGATATCAAAAGATATCAGTTTAGTTGTTACGGGGAGCACGCAGGAAGAGTATTTAAAAAATTTAGAGATTTTATTGGAAGTGATCGATACGGATATTGTTGGGTTAAGCAGTGGAAGGTTATATGTTGGCAAAAGCTATTTGCAATGCTATTTTGTGCAGAGTAAAAAGTCAGATAAATACCTTAATGTAAAACAATCCACATTGTCATTGTCACTCATAGCAGAAAAAGGGTTTTGGATACTGGAAAATAAAAAATCCTTTACAAAGATAACAAGTGATAATTTTAAATCAGATGGATTGGATCATCCATATGATTATCCATATGATTATTCAAATGATCTTGTGAACCAGAAAATTGTAAATGACAATTATGCAGCATCGGATTTTGAAATGACTATATATGGAAGCTGTGAAAATCCGGCTGTAAACATAGGAGAACACACATATGAGGTAAATGCATCACTGATAACCGGAGAATATATCATTATTAATTCGGTTTCAAAAAAGGTATACAAAGTTAAAAATAACGGAGAACATGTGAATCTGTTTAATGTAAGAGGAAGAGATTTTTATATTTTTGAGAAGATTCCGACTGGTATTCTAAATGTATCATGGAGTGGAAGTTTTGGATTTGATCTGAACCTTTTATCCGAGAGGGGGGAACCCAAATGGATCTGATCTATGCAGATGAGAATAAAATTGAAATTGGGGTAATACCGGAATATGAACTTGATATTGCATTCGGAAGTGACGAAAACGATTTTGAGCTCACTTTAGATGTTTCCTCGCATTGTTGCAAAGCCGGATATTATATTTACATTGAAGATACAGAGTATGGTGGAATCGTTGATAAAATTGAAATTGATACAAGCGCAGGGACTGTTATTTATACAGGCCGGTCATGGCATGGAATCATTGAAAAGAAAGTGATAGAGCCGCCGGAGGGACAGGATTATAAAATTGTATCAGGAGAGGCAAACAGTATCTTAAAAGAGCTGATTGCAGACCTTAGTCTGGATGATCTGTTTACCGCATCATCGGTGGAGTCGTCTATTAATATTTTATACCAGTTTGATAGATACACTCCGGCGTACACAGGTATTTTAAAGATGCTGCTGGCTAATGATGGAAAATTACAGATCACACATAAAAGCGGTAAAGTAATCCTTGAAGTAATACCGCTTTACAATTATAGCAACGATGAAGAATGGGATTCCAGTCAGCTCAGTTTTTCAATTACCAAGGATCTGAGACCCGTGAATCATTTGATATGCCTTGGAGGTGGAAATCTGAAAGAACGTCATGTTATCCATCTGTTTACGGATGAAAATAAAGGCTTGCAGCCATATACAATGACAGATGATCCGTTGAGTAATGCAGATTACATCCTGAATAAGTCAAAACAGGTAATGGAAGGTATTGACGAAGTATCAGAAGTATATGATTACAGCAATGCACAGGATGTATTTAATTATATTCTGTTAAAAACCGCTCCGGCAAACTGGGATAAGTTATACCCGGATTATTATAAAAAAAATGGGGATGATTTCAAGAAACTGGAACGTCAGTATGCAGATGTTTATGAATTACTGGTTGGTGAGCCGTGGGACTGGTCTTTTGTATATCCGAATTATTATTGTAAAGACGGAACCGGCTACAAGCAGTTGAGTCAGGAGTACACGGATGTGTTTCAGCCGTTAACGTCGCAGCCGGCTGAATGGGCGAGCTATTATAAAAATTACTATTATAAAAGCGGTACTAAATATAAGAGTGTAAGTGGTGTAGAGAAAACAGATTATAAAATACAGAAATCGCAGCCAAAAGACTGGAAGAAAAATTATGGAGATTACAAGTACTATTATTCAGACGGGGTCACGATTGAATATAAAAGTGTAAGTGGTGTTGCAAAATATAAATATCAGTTGCAGACAATTCAGCCGTCCGACTGGAAAACAAAGTATAAATCTTACTTTTATAAAGAGCCGGTTTATATTTATTATTACACAGAAAAGGTATTTAATACGGGGGCGAAGAAATGGGAGAAGAAAATCCTGCCATATTCTCGACCACAGGAAGAAATAAAAAGCAGGACGTTTGTTCGTAAATATCTGAAAAAGGAGGTTCAGTCATATATTTATGAAAATCTTTCATTAGAAAAAGCGCCTAAGTGGAGAACCGGAACTTATTACACAAAGACTTCATATCAGGTTGCTCCGACGTGGAAAAAGAATACCTATTACACGGAGGTAACGTCAATCGTTGCGCCGGTATGGAAAAGCGGAATGTATTACCAGCAGCAATCTGCAGAATCGGTACCGCAATGGCAGAAAAACAAATATTACCGCTTGAACAAGAATGTGGAACAGATACCTGAGTGGAAGAGCAATACTTATTATGAACAGCGCATTGATAATTATGCTGATCTGGTGGCGAATGGGATAGAAAGGCTCAAGAAATTAAACGCAAGCGATTCAATCAGTATACAACTTGATGCGACGCAGAGCTATGATATCAATGATATTATCGGTACGACAGAGAATCAGACAGGCATCAGTGTCTATCAACCGATCACAAAAAAGATTGTAAAAATAAAAGATCACGTTGAAACAGTGGAATACAAGACAGGAGGATAATTATGAGTACAAATTTAATTACCGGATATGCTGGAAAATCTCATATTACATCAGCGGGAGACGGAGTGGTAAATGCAGCAGTACTTGGGACCGGAAGATATGTTTTGGACGTTGCAGAAAGGTTTGCTTATGAACTTATCAGCAATAATCAGATCAGAATAAAAAGCGGTTATGCCATTGATCAGGGAAGAAAAATCGAATTGGCGGTCAATGATTATGAGGAATTAATTATCGATAATGGATTACAAGGCGTGAAGCGTTGTGATCTGGTGGCTATTACCTATGAAAAGAACCTCGAAACTGGAATTGAGACGGCAACTATGAATATTATCAAGGGAACCAGTGGGGACGATTACAATGATCCGGAGTATACGTCTGGAGATATTATTGCCGGAGATATTAAGGATGATTTTCTTCTTTATCGTTTAAAGCTTAATGGCATATCTGTCGAAGCGGTTGAGCCGTTATTTAAAGTCAGAAAATCAGTTGTAGAAATGGACGCTTCGAAAAATACCACAGCATTTACAGCAGCATCCGCAAGAGAAAATCTCAAAAGCGGTGAATCCCATGCAACTCTGTTCGGAAAGATTGAGAAGTGGTTTTCTGATCTGAAAGAAGTTGCATTTACCGGAAAAATCCCATGGTCTGACGTGACAGGTAAACCGAGTACATACGCACCATCCAGCCATACTCATGATGATCGGTATTATACAGAAAATGAAGTTGATAATATTGCAGATGGTGTGAAAGGCAGTGCGTTTACATATACTAATAATGGCATTGAAAATTTAAAAAGACTTATAACAAGAAGTTATACAGACGCAGATACAAATATTTTGAATACTTGTAATGGTAGCATTAAAGAAGTGAGGGATGCAGTAGGTGGTTGTCTGCCGATATCAGGTGGAACTTTAATGGGAAGTTTAGATATTGCATCTGGAAAATATATCCATGGAATACATACAAACGGAACAATTCTTGACATTCTGGGATTAAATAAGAACAATAACTGCCATGTCGGGAATGATACAACTCCGACGTTTCTTCATGGAGCGGGGTATCAATTAGATATATCTGGAGCATTCATTTGTCCGAATGTATCGAACCAGATGTCATGCGGAACAAAAAATAAATTATGGACAACTGTTTTTTCGAAAACAGGCGCTATTAATACCTCTGATCGTACAAAAAAACATAATATTATCGATTTAACGGAAGCGTATGAGCAGCTGTTTTTAAAATTAAAACCGAAGTCATTTATTTTTAACGATGGCGATCGTGTACATATTGGTGCTATCTCACAGGATGTTGAAGATGCTATGCAGGAACTTGGAATTGAACCGAGACAGTTTGCTGGGTTCTGTAAGGATATCCGGTACGAATATACGGAGTACAACGAGGAAGATGGAACTCCTGTGGAATCTTCGAAAGTTCCATGTAAAGATGAAGATGGAAATATCATTTATGATTACGCATTGAGGTATCAGGAATTTATCTTTCTAACAGTTCACATGGTGCAGAAACTTTGGAACCGTGTGGAAATATTAGAAAAAGAAAATGCAGAGATGAGAGATCAGATTAAATCAATGCAGCAGGATATTGCAGAATTGAAAAAAATAAGAGCCTAAGAGCCGATTACATGACCATGCGTTGTGTAGCCGGCTCTTTTAAATAACAAGCCTTCGGGCAGAAAGAGAGGAAAATTTTATGAAATTTGACAAAATCAACATGATCTATGGATTGATCGCAACAATCGGGGCGGCACTATTCGGCGAGTACTGGTTTTTATTTGCCGGATTCCTGATCCTAAATGTGATCGACTATGCAACCGGGTACTGTAAGGCAAGATTCTATAAAAAGAATGAGTCGAGCGCCATCGGTGCAAAGGGCATCTTTAAAAAGGTGTGGTACTGGGTGGTGATCGGACTTGCCTTTTTCATATCGAATTGTTTTATAACAATGGGCGAGGTCATAGGCGTGCAGCTTGAATTTGTACTGCTGTTTGGATGGTTTACCCTTGCTACATATTTGATAAATGAAATCCGGAGCATCTTGGAAAATTTGGTAGAGATGAATGTGAATGTGCCACAGTTTTTAATTGCAGGACTGGATATTACACAGAAATTGTTAGACAGCAAAACAGAGATTAAAGAAAGCGAGGTAGAAGTTAATGGCAAATAGAAAAATTGGACAGGCTGGTCTGAATCTTATCAAACAGTTTGAGGGCTGTCGGCTTACAGCTTATCAGTGTTCTGCAGGTGTGTGGACGATCGGGTACGGTCACACTGCCGGAGTATATAAAGGGATGAAGATCACGCAGGCACAGGCGGACGAGTATTTAAAGCAGGATGTGGCAAAGTTTGAAAAGTATGTCAATAATCCGTCCTATGTCCCATTTACAGACAAACTTAATCAGAATCAGTTTGATGCGCTGGTCAGCTTTGCTTTTAACCTGGGGCAGGGGAATGTGAAAAAGCTATGTGTTGGAAGAAACATCAATCAGATTCCATCAGCAATGCAGAAGTATTGTAAAGCAGCGGGTAGAACATTGCCGGGATTACAGAGAAGAAGAAAAGCCGAAGCAGCTCTCTATAATAAGAAGGTAGAGGATTGCACTGGTGCAACTGCAGTAAAGGAAAGTGAGGACTATAACATGAAGACAATTAAAAAAGGCAGTAAAGGCAACGCAGTAAAGGTATGGCAGATCATCATCGGTACGACGGCGGATGGCAATTTCGGCAGCGGTACGGAAAGCATGACAAAGACATGGCAGAAGAACCATGGACTGACGGCTGATGGAATTGTTGGAAAGAACTCTTGGAAAGCAGGGTTAGAGTCGTTATAAAAATTGCAGTTTATTTGAATGAGAGAGCCGGTGCGGAGAAATCTGTACCGGCTTTTGACATGCAAAGTGTGCAATATATAAGGGCTGCATTGATTTTGCAACACGTAGTATGAAAAATATTTGTTTATATTGCATATAGAACAAATGTTCTAAATATGATATTATAACAGCATAAAAAATAGCCCGGAACGTTGGGACGAAACCGAGCTATCTGACTTAATTAAGTTGTATATAATATAACATATTACGACAAATTTCTCAAGTTTTTCTTGTGTATTTACATTGATGTAGTATAATGAAAGAAAAACGTTGGGAGCGTGTGTTATATGGAGGCAGAAATATACGGTATTAAAGTGGTGCCAGATAATATAAGATTTTGGATGGTCAGAACAAAAAAAGGATATTTTTATAGAGAATTTGTATCTAACGGGTATGTCGCTCTTGGTTGGAATGAAATTCTTAAAAATACAGATATTTCAGATGAAGGAGAAGTTAAGAAATATATTAAGGAAATTTATAAAGACAAACGACCGGGGTTAGCATTAAATAAATGTAAAAATTTTATATCAGAAATAAAAGAGAATGATATACTTATTATACCAAACGAAGGTAGTAGGAGATTAACATTTGCTTTTGCTAAGGAATATTATGAAGATTCCTCATGGACTGTTGAAGATGAATTAGAGGTTATATATAAAATAGATAATAAAGAAACAGAAGTAAATACCGTTCCATGTCCATATGTAAAAAGAAGAAAAATTGAAGTTATAAAGACAGTTGAGAATGTTGGATTAAATTATCACCTATTATCAGCAATTTCCTCGTATCATGGTGTGTGTAATTTTGATGATTATGGAAAATATATTTTAGATGCAATCTATGACATTTATGTATATAAAAATGATATTTCTTTTTCTATTAATGTTACCAAAAAAGAACCAATAAAACCTAGAGAAATATCAAATTTAATGTATGGATTAACAGAATATTTATGTTTGTTCGTAGATGAAGACAGTTTGGAAACAGCTATATATTTAAATTCCCCTGGAAGGGTAAAGATATATTTAAAAGCAGTAGCTGATAAGTTTAATAAAAATAAGTGGTTCTTACTAATGTTACTCGTAATACTAACGGGGGGAAGTGTGAAAGATGCACAACTTCCTGGGGTGGCTCAAGTTATTAAGGATTTTAAAACGATGAATATATATGTTAAGCAGCAAGAAAAAGGATTGGAGGCAAGACAATTAGAAAATGAATTAGAAAAAGCAGAAATAAATGGAAAGAAAATTGAGAATGCTAAAGAAATGTTAGAATTAATACAGGTAGCAGAAAAACAGGGAATCGATATACAAGATTTATTAAGAAACTCGCAAATTTTGATAGACGTTAATGGAAGTTTGGAGTTAAAATCAGGTGATAGCTTATCAGTTCAAATAGAAGACACCGAAGATGCTGAAAAATAA